TCCAGCGTCTGCGGATCGTTCAGTTCTTCGCGTGCCACTTGATCCGCCGCCAACATCACCGATTGATTCTTCGCCAGCATCTCGCGGAGTAGAGACCGCTGGCGCGACGGGAAAAAATCGATGATCGCCTCAATCAATGCGTTTCCAGCCGTCTCGCCGTCGTCTCCGGTAAGGTAGCCGAGGAACACATCGGTCCCGATGCCAGCCGCGTCGATGTCTTTGCGAAGTAGCTCGCAAAGCACATCGCCAGCCAACACCGGATCGGCAGTCAACGCGTCGAACTGCTTACAATCGCGGGCGCCCAAATCGACGTCGAGCGCTTCACGAACACGTTTGATTTTCGGTCCGTCAATGGTCACGAGCCATTCACGGCCGCCAGCCTTGAACGATGGCATTAGGGGGTAATATCCTGAAGTCCTTGAAGTTTGAGCGTTGCCGCGTTCGTCCCGTCGCCGTTGCTGGCGACGAAAGACAAAATCGGCGAACCCGTCAACGGGTTGCTAGCTCCGCCAGTGATATCGTACACGACAGGGGCGTTCGCGTCCAAATCGATGCCCGATCCAACGGCACTACCGCCAGCGGAAACGGCATCGAAGAACGTCAATCGCGTGCCGAATCCAGTCGATGCCGCGACGTCGATCAGTAGGCCCAAAATCGACAACGCGTCACCGTCGATTGCCTTATTTACGACGACTTGCTTGCAGACGACGACAGCCGTAGACGACGCTGGCAGGTTGTCGCCCGAGCCTAGGTCAATCGAGATAGTAGTTGCGTCGGTGGCGGTGACGTCAACGCCGTAGCGTCGTCCCGTCGACCAATAGACATCCACGGTGTCACTCGCGGTGATCCCGTGACCGCTGGCGACAGTGACGACACCCGTATTGTCGTCGGTGCGGGTTGTCAGCGTGCCAGACTTTCCGGCAGGCAACGTAACCTGCACGTCAATCAGATCGTCAGCCGATCGAATCACGGCTTTGTTGATCGAGCCGAGAGCGACGGCGTAAGACAAAGATGGCATAGTTCAAATCTCCAGGAAATTAGCTGTTGAGCAGCGGGGCGCGGTCCGAGTCATCCATCGCGACAACCGCGAAGTCGAAAGTGGATTCGCCACCGAGGGGCGCACCGTTCGACACGCTGATGATGCAATCCGCATCCAAGCCGGTCGAGCCAGTGTGCGGAATATACCGCAGCGCCACAGCCGCACCGGTTCGAGCCGCAGCCAGCAAAGCCGTCAGCGTAGCGTCATCGCTCTTGTTGACCATCGACCACGTGAGCGACGCTTCGAGCGCCACAGCACGCCCGGTTCGAATTGGCGGAGATGCCCCGCTTCCCCGCGTTGTCGTGTCGCCGGACACGGGATTCGTGTCGTATTTGATGTCTCGACTGTTCGTGATCAATGTCGCGGCAGTCGATCCGGCCGCACCGTAGTACAGCTTGGCTTCGTAGCCCATTTTCTTAGTTGCTGGCATGTTGTTTCCTTTATGCTAGGGCCTTGCGAGCCTCGAAAGTTACCGTCACTTGTGCTTCAAACATGCCAGCCGATCGAAGGCGTTCCCGATCGAACAAGCTGTCAATTGTCGTCTGTTGCCAAGACGCGTCGACATCCGCGAAGACGTCGGGAATCATGGCATCTGCTATGCGTTCAACCGCGTCAACCAGCGGATCGAGTTGATGGTTGGCAAGTAGCCCCGTCTGTGCGTCCCTGTCCTCGCCCGTAATGCGTTTTCGAATGCCAATCGAGACGTCAATCAAGTAGGTCAGTCCACCACGCGTATCGAGCGTTACAGCGGGGTTGTCGGGCATCACAACCTCGACACGCAACACTTCTCGCAATGCCGATTCGTCGTCATAGTCGGCATACGACCGGACAGCCTCGAACTCCGTCCCCAGGTCGAGCGATTTGACGACCGTCAACACCGCGTCGCATACTTGGGCCACTACCGATGCCATGCGGCAGCCTCAGCAACGAAAACTCGAATCAATTCTTCGCCCGCGCTTTCGTACTGCCAAACAGTTCCCGAGACGTCCGGCGTCACTTCCCAATACACCGTCGATCCGTTCACCGTCTCCGCCAACAGGTCGCCGCGTTGTGGGGTTAGCGTCATGTCCATGGTGCGAAACAGGAACGACGTTTGCCGACTAATCATGGTGGCGCCAGTCGTCGACTGGACGCGCACCAGTTCAGCCGATCGCGTACCGCGTAACGCAATCGTCGTTCCGCCCTGCGTGTAGGCTACGGCGTGGCTAGCATGATCAATGAGTTGATCGCCCAGCCACGCCGCCCCAGTGTCAAGCAGGCTCATTACTGCTGTCCCGTCCGCACGCGTAGCATGTCGCAATCGACAATGCCCGGCGAATCGTTCGCGGTCTTTTCCAAATGGAAAAGAGCCTTGAGCGGGCCCGTTGCAGCCGAAATGTTGAACGTCGTGCTGCTGAGCACCTGCACGCCGTTCACGTAGAACTTCAAACTCGCCGGATTGCGGCCGTCGATGCACACGAAAACCGGGGTGCCCACGGCAAAGTCAACCGTGGTGTCGGTGGCGGCCACTTCGTTCGTGCCGTCGTCCGATTCCGCGAAGATATTCAGGCTTCCGCCCATATCCAGATGGATGAAGGCGCTTTCCGTGATGCTGTCCGCGTCGCTGGCGTTCGTGCCGTTGGCCACGCCAATCGACAGGTCGGCAACGTCCGCGTCAGCGTTCGTGACCACTTCGAACACGCCTTCCAAAATCCAATTCGAGCCGAGCGCGAACGACCGTTTCGACAACCAGTCAAGCTTTTGAGCTTCGTTCGTGGCGCTGAATGCGGCGTGCAACGTGCCGCCCCGCGATACAATCGTTGGCGTGCCGGCAGTCAGAACGACAGCCGTATCGCCGCCGCTCGATTGCAGGTCGATTTCGTAGACCGGCCGTACGTTCAGGTTCACCTTGCCTTCGGTGGCGGCCGCCGCGACATCGCCGACGGCCGTCCCCAAGAAAAAGTCCCGATCGCCCGCGAGAAGCGGCGGGACGCACGTTGCCGCATTGGCGGAGTGGTCCCAGTAGATTTCGGCACCGTCAAGCCACACTTGGCTAGCCGTCTTGACGACGTTGTAAATGCCTTCGGCCTGCGCGCCGACCTTCTCGCCGTTGGCGCAATCGACGGGAATCACAGCCGCTCGGCCGTCCCGCAATTGGACCACTTCACCGCCAGTGATGGCGGCATCGGCCGTGTAATCCAGGGTGCATTCGTCACCCTGATATAGTTCCGCTTCAGACATAATGAACTCTCCTAAAATGTTGGTTTGTTGGTCTGTTTGCTAGGTCTGGCTTACGCCGCGCCCTTGCTCTTGATGCCCGCGAGCGTTTCAAATTTGTCCACGCCGAAATCGTGGTAGCCACGGAATTGGATGCCAAGCTGATCAAAGTCCGCATCGGCGGTCTCGACCGTCGGCGTCTGCACGCCGTCCAGGAACGAGACAACGATTGGAGCAATCGCCGAATTCGGAGCGCGGAACAAATACCAAGCCGTCGAACTATAGCCCGTGTAGGCCGAATCGCTCAGCCACGGCACCACCACCGGCCGATACTTGCCAGCGTGAATGTTGGCGTCTCCAGCCTTCACGGTGTTCACGTTTCGCGATTGGTACAGCGCCTCGGCAATTGCTTCCAGTTCCGGGGGAACGAGGAGGATCGTCGGCGGCGGTCCGCCAACCCGCTTGCGTCCGTCGTCACTCGGCGAACGCATTTCGCGGAACGCCTTAACGCCCAGCGAAAGCCCAACACCATCGGCGCCAAGATTGGTCGTCGCACCGCTGATAAAGTTGGAGTTGCCCGAAGTGAAGAACGACCCGTTGTCAAGAAACGTCGTCCAAAAGATATCGTTCAGTTTCATCGCGGCCCCGCGACCAATCACGTCCCGCAACGCGTCGAACGCGCCCAGGTCGTCATTGATGATGTCTTCGCGGGTGACCGAATACATTTTGGCATAGGTCCGCGCTTGACGGGTAAACGATTGCTCGCCCGTGGTGGCGTGCTTGATCCGTCCGCCCTTGGGCAACAGTTCGTAAGCCATATCGTCGAGCATTCGGTAGGACGTCACCTGCTTGAAATCCGGGACGCTCTTGACGGCCGCGATTTCGGCCCAAGCGTTGTCCTCCTGCATGTACCCTTCGAGCAATTCTTTGTTCGCGATGTTGCTCAAAATGCCCGGCAAGCTCAACGTCGAAAAGCCAGCCGACGCGCGGATGTCGCGACGCGGCAAAGCGTATTCAAGCGCCTCACGAAGGTTGCCAGCGTGCAAGCGTTCGCCCGGCCGGCAGGTCCAGCCGTTCGAAGCGGCGGCCATGATCACAAGCTGTTGAATGCCCAGCCGTCCCCGGAATTCGCGATGCGCGGAATCCAGCGTCTTCTCGCCAAACTGCTTGTCCAGGTCTTTTAAGCCGAGACGTTGGCACACAGCAGCCGCCAACACGTCGCCGTTCGTATCGCGTCCGCTGGCGTGGATCGCGGGAGCGGTCGGGCGCGAACCGCGTACGATCGTCAGCTTGGCATTAGCCAAGATTTCGCCAGCCTTCGCCCGGTAGATTTCCGCGTTCCAGCGGCTTCGCGCGGCCTTGGCTTTCAGGTCGCCAAGCCCCTTGCGGGCGGATTTCTTGGCTTCCGCTAGCACGTTGGCGGGCGCGTCGTCTTCGATGGCGAGCAGTTCGGCGTCGAGACTGTCCAACGCGTCAGCGTGTGCCGCTCGAATGTCGACAGCATCCCACGCCGCGCCGGCTTGCATGGTGTCTTGGCTAGCGCCAGCGGCCATCGTGTCTTCAGCCGATTGGGCGGCCATCGTATCCGTCGGCGCACTTGGGGCAGTGCCTTGCAACGCTCCATAGGCCGACTTGAGTTGAGCGACTTGCTCAGCGCTCAACGCGTCCATCTGCAATCCAAGAGACGCAATCCATTCCTCGAAAGTCATAACACTACCTTTCATTTGGGCGGCTTTGGCCGCAATCCTAACGCTCGTCGATTCGTCCGCACCGCGCGGCACGAAAGCTACCCCATACAGATAACCGGTTCGAGCAATCACAGCCGGACCGGTGATAGTCTGTCCATTCACAACCGCCGTCTGTCCGCTTGGCAATCGCTCAATAACATCCGGCGTCACCTCGACGGATGCTTGAAACGGAAACCCGCCACCCGTCGCGCTCTCAACAATCTGATCCCGCGATTCGCTCGCGTAGCTCAGAATTCCGCTAAGTTCTAGGCTTGACCCGTCATTGCCGATGTCCGTCACATGGCCGACGGGGTCTTCACTGTCATGGTTGAGATTAGCGACAACACTCGGGGCGACTTTCAGCCCGCTTAGGTCGATAACAATCGGGTCGTCGTAGCCGTCGACATACATTGGTCCGCCGTTGTAGGCCACCATCGAAAACGACGGCACCTTGCCGGCAGCGGCAGCTTTAATCGTCGGCTTCGTCTTGAGACGCATACGCTTAGCCATTCGCTGCACCTCGCTGCATGGCTAGCTGTGTCGCGCTCTGCGTCTGTGCGTTTTGCCGCTGCACATCCGCTTGGGCAATCGAACCAATCTGATTCGTCGCGTTGAAATTGGCGAGCAGCAGCGTCTCTTTGATCTTCTCAACGCTCACGCCATAGTCCCGCGCCATCGTCTCAACGGCTTCGTCGTAGTCGTCGCCAGCGTCCGCGTAGACTTGTCGCAATGTCAACGTGCCGTTGCGTAGCTTTACGTTGGTGGCACTGGCTTCAGTGCCGACGTCCGCGACAGGGTGATTGGGCCAGTCCCATTGATGCTCGGGGACGTCCCGAGGATCGCCAAAGCCAAATACCAAAGCCGCTTCTCGCCACCATTGCTTGAACAGCTTGTCGAGAACGCAATCCTCGCAATCGGC